TGCAATGATTCACTCTACTAAAAGAAGATAAAACGGACGAACCGCTAGCAGTACTCGGTAGAGCTAGCATAAGTTTGGTCCAGTGTCCCATACTAGTACCATACGTGCTCTGAGTACGCACTCGGATTCTCATCCCACCTTTAATCCCAACGTACGCATATCGCAAATACGAAAATAAATCATATATTGAAAATGTTCCTCCATAAGCTGAATTATTAGGAGGATAGATAGGTGAATCCATACGGAGGGAATCTAGAGAAGTTGGAGCTGCTACTGGTGACAATTCTTCAGTGCCAACATATCGCTTCAATAGTGATCTGAAAGAAAGAGGTTGTTCACCAAAATGTTCTTGACAAATAAACTTATTATCTGCTGTGCTAGGATTTAAATCCATACAAGATACTTCTTGGGAATTAACACAGTTGACGTATCCAGATTCTGTGTAAATTTCTCGAAACAAGGGCATATTAACTGATGAAACACCATTTACTTGGAGGTTATCACACCAAACATAAACATTAACATTCACATCACTATTATCAGGATATTGAAGAGCGGTAAAGGGTGTTACGCCAATATAGCCGTTACAATAACCCACAGATTCACTAGCACTAGTAGGATCATCAACATTTTTGTATGCGTGTGCTGCAGAATTCACAAGAAGCCAAGATCTGTATGTCGCCCAATTCACGCAAATTTCAAATGATTGTGTTTCTTGAATATCAACAACCTTCATAAAATTTTTATTCAAACTAATAGATGGACCTATAAGAGCTATTTGAGAAATATTGGGTTCAAAATAAACTGCCAATTTCCCTCTGTGAAACGATGAACAGGATATCTCAAATCGGAAGGTTATATCTCCCCTCCAATAAACAAATGGCGCAACAGCAAATCCCAACGCAGTAGGTTGACACCATCTGCCATTACTATTATAATGAGTAACCAAATTGGGATTAACTCTACACCGCCAAATATTCGTTCCCAAAACAGTGGCATTGTCGTTCCAAGCAAAGGTTTTTAAAAAACTTTTCCTCGACGCAATGTGGTTAATGGTCATTTCATCTTCACACCCTCCCAAAACACGGGGATCAACAGTCAACTCTTGTTTTGGATCTAAAACTATACGATCACAAGTATCATATCCTATAGTCAAAGCTCCATTTGTGTAGGGCTGATTTTTAACAAAATGAGGTTCACTTATCATTATTGGTTTCGACCAGCCAAAAAGTGCGGCCAACATTCCCATACCACTCGCCATCATAGAACTTGCTGTAGCAAATGGTCGTAAGATAGGTATATTCATTACCATATTGCTCACCTCAACTATCCGTGATGAAATTTTCTCTACAGGACCTTTAACACGCTCGTCTACAACGCCTGACTCTGTAGTTATAGCTAGTTGCGTTCCTGTTGAAGTGCCGAACTCACAATTAGTCATCCATCCATAAACTCTTATATATAGAGGAGAGGCAGTCGTGGTAACTGCTCCGGGTTGGTTTATGGAATAAATATAAAGGGTTCCTGCATTAACGAAATCTGTAAAACTTGTACCTGCTGCTATAGAGCCTGTGGCAGAGTTAAAAAGTCGATGCATGGGTTTTGTTGAAAGAAAAGGACAAACTATCTCACAGGGTTGATTCTCAGTGACGTTCATAATATAAGAACCAGGACTTTGGGACAAATAATTCAACAACAATTGTCTGAATGAACCATTCAACGCAGTAGCAGCTAACAATTTTATTAGAGTCTCATTATAGGATCCAAATGGTTGGTAAGATACAAGAACTTTACCATAGTGAAAAGGAGTACCAGTTATTGAAATTCTCACATTCATATCTCCTCGTAAATAGGCAAAGTTTTTAACTTTAGCACGAATAGCTGGTTTGAGAGAAAAAATGTCCCATACAGCAAGAGCTAAGCTCAAATCTGCACTAAGAGCAACACTACCACCATATAAATTACTAGGTCTGCTCAAGAAAGTGTCCATTTCGAGAATATTTTTCGATCCCTGTTGAGAGATTAAACTATTTCCTCCACTCACGTGATCGACAATTTCTCCTGTAATATCTGAGAAGTTTTCTTTATCATCTTCGGTAGTGATTTTCCCAGTTGATCCGAGGTCATCTGCAACACCTGATTCAGTCCAGATAACTCTATTTTGCTCCACTGTATCTTCTATTGATTTTATAGTAATCTCTATTGATTCAATACGTGCCAGGAGATCTAGATGATCACGACAATTTCTAATTATCCCTGGATCTATAGTTTTAATTAACATATGGCGAACACTCTGTTCACTAAGTTTATTGAGTCCATAAGTGTCTTTCTGTAATTTAGCTTCTAACTTACTAAGAAGCTTATTACATTCTACAGCATAATTTTCAGGAGTATCAATATTTTGAGTAAAATCTACGTCAAAACTACTAAAATCAACGATTTCTATTTTTTCTTCTGTATGTGGGGTTATTTTACCTTTAGCATGTTATTTTATTTTCATTATTAGTGACAACACAATCCCTAATAGTATAGTAATTACAAGATTAGCTTTTAGAGGCGCCAAATCTTACTAACAGATTAAACAATCTTCCTTTTACAATTGCATATTAATCATCATTACCGCGTATTACTTACAATAACAATCTTAAATTTATACAATTGGTGAGTCTTTCTTTATTTTTATTTTTACATATACAGAGATATTACATATCATCCAACATATCTATCGGAGTATCAAACATCATGTTTGAAATTTCCTCATATGATGGCAATATCATAAGATCTCCTTGACAATATTCATTAGATACACATTCGATCAAACGTAAACGGAGAATATCGAATTTTTCCTTCTCTAAATGAAGTGTTAATTCCCACAGAGCTGACAACAATATACTCTTCAGTTGCTGTTCAGCACTAAGTTGTTTTGAAGGTAGAAACCAAGTTAAAGATCTAATAATAGAATCCATATCTAAAG